TGACGTTGAACTATCTTCCTTCATGATTAAGGGTGCTCAGTTTCCTTCATCAGTCGTAGCTCCTGTCCCTGTATTATTCAGAGGCAGACAACTACAACTAGCTGGTGACAGAACTTTTGAACCTGTAACATTAACAGTGATTAATGATACTGGTTTTGAAGTAAGAAACTCATTCGAAAGATGGATGAATGGTATTAGCGAACACAACAACAACACAGGTCAAAGTAATCCTACCGATTATATGGCTGACATTATTGTTGAGCAGTTAAACAAGCAAGGAGAGGTAACTAAGACTTATGATATGCGTGGTTGTTTCCCAACTAACCTTTCTACAATCGAACTTTCATACGATAATGAAAACCAGATTGAAGAATTTACAGTTGAGTTACAAGTGCAGTATTGGGAGTCTGGAACTACTTCTTAAAGGCGGTATAAATAATATTAGAGGAGGGGAGTTGTTCTCCCCTCCGATAGTATTGAGGTAAATATAAAATGGCAGAAATGTTCGGATTTGAGATCAATAGAAAGGGCAAAGAGCTTCCAGAGCTTCCTTCTTTTGTTCCAAACACAGACGAAGATGGTGTTGGCGTTATTAACAGCGGTGGTCACTTTGGCCAGTATGTTGATATTGACGGTGATACTGCAAAAAATGAAGTTGATCTTATATACAAGTATAGGGATATCGCTTCACATCCAGAATGCGATGCAGCCGTAGAAGACATTATAAATGAAGCAATTGTAGGTGACAACAAATCAGCGCCTATTGAAATTGTTATGGACGAAATGGACGCGTCCGATAAAATAAAGAAAGTTATGAAAGAAGAGTTTGAGAACGTTATCTCATTACTCAGATTCAATAGTTACTCACACGATATTTTTAGAAAATGGTATGTAGATGGTAGATTACCATATCATATTATTATTGATAACAAAAACCCTCAGAAGGGTATTCAAGAATTAAGATACATTGATCCTACTAAGTTAAGAAAGATCAAAGAAATAGAAGAAGAAACTGATCCTAGAACCGGCGCAAAGGTTATTGTAAAGTCTGAAGAATACTTTTTGTTCCAAGATACTAAGATGCAGGGTGACGATAAAGGATTAAAGATACATCCTGATTCAATAGCATATTGTACTTCAGGAATGTTAGATCCGACTCGCAAAAGAATATTATCATTCTTACATAAAGCAATTAAACCAGTTAATCAGCTAAGAATGATGGAAGACTCATTGGTGATCTATAGAATTAGTAGAGCTCCAGAGAGAAGAATTTTTTATATTGATGTTGGTAATCTTCCTAAAGGTAAAGCTGAAGAGTATTTGAAGAACATCATGGGGCAATATAGAAATAAGTTAGTTTATGATGCTGCCACTGGAGATATTAAAGATGATCGTAAGCACATGTCGATGTTGGAAGACTTCTTCTTACCGCGTAGAGAAGGTGGTAGGGGTACAGAAATTACAACGTTGCCCGGTGGGGAAAACCTCGGACAAATTGACGACATCATCTACTTCCAAAAGAAACTCTACAAGTCGCTCAACGTTCCAGCTAATCGTTTAGAACAAGAGTCTGGATTTAATTTAGGCCGATCCACTGAGATTTCTAGAGATGAAGTTAAGTTTAAGAAGTTTCTAGATAGATTGAGAAAGAGATTCAGTGACCTATTTTTGCAACTATTAAAAACACAGTTGATGCTGAAAGGTATTATTACTAAAGAAGATTGGCTTAAGTTTAAAGAAGATATATACTTCGACTTTATTGAAGATAATTACTTTAGTGAATTAAAAGAAGCTGAAATAACACGAGAGCGCTTTGAAATGTTAGCTCAAATGGATGAATACGTTGGAAAGTATGTGTCCAATGAATGGATTCGTAAGAATATCTTACGACAAACGGATGATGAGATCGCCGAAATTCAAAAGCAGATTGCTGCTGAAAAAGCATCAGGCGATATTGAAGATGAAGATGATCTTGACATTTAAAATATTATAAATATATAACGAAGGATGTAAATAAATGAGTATTGAAAATTTAATTGATGATGTAAAATCGGGCGATAACGTTGCTGCTGGTAAGCAGTTTAATTCTATTATGGCCGATAAATTAACTGCAGCAATGGATGCAAAGAAGATTGAAATAGCTTCCACATTGCAAGATAGGCAGGCCTCTAAAGAAGAGGAATAACAACGGAAATAAGTATATGAAGCTTATAGCAGAATTTAATGACAATAATCTAGAGGTTATTGAAGAAAAAGTTAATGGCAAAAAGACTCTCGCAATCGAGGGTGTTTTTATGCAAGCCGATTCTAAGAATAGAAACGGCCGTATTTATGAAAAGAGCATTCTTGAAAATGCGGTTAATAAATATGTAAAAGAACAAGTAAGTACTGGTAGAGCCGTCGGAGAGTTGAATCACCCCGAAGGTCCTACTATTAACTTAGATAAAGTTTCACACAAAATTACCGAGCTCAAATTTGACGGAAGTAATGTTGTAGGAAAGGCATCAATCTTAGAAACCCCTATGGGTCAGATCGTAAAAGGTCTACTCGATGGCGGAGTTAAGCTTGGTGTATCAAGTCGTGGTATGGGAAGTCTTGTGCAAAAGAATGGCGCTATGTATGTGAAAGATGACTTTATGTTATCTACTGTAGATATCGTTCAAGACCCTTCAGCTCCAGAGGCGTTTGTCAATGGAATTATGGAAGGTGTTGATTGGGTATGGAATAATGGCGTTCTTTGTCCACAAGAAGTTGAGAAAATTGAGACTGAAATCAAGGAAGCTCGAGGCGTTAGATCATCTGATGTTGAGATTAAAGCTTTTAAGAATTTCCTCTCTAAACTTGTAAATTCTTAATAGGAGAATAAATTATGTCTAATGACAAAATAGAAAATGATTTAGTCGAAGACGTATCAGAAACTGAAGAGCTTACTAACGAGGAGCTCGTTGAAGACGAACAAGTTCAAGACGAAGAAATCGTAGAAGCGAAAGCTAAGAATGAAGCTGAAGAAGGTGATGATGACGAAGAGGAAGAAGTTGAGGAGTCTGCTGATGAAGAAGACGACGAAGACGAAGAGCCTGTAGTCGAAACAATGCCTAAAACTAAAGCTGCAATCATGGCATCAGTGAATGATATGTTGAAAAAATCAAAAAAACTAGACGCACAAAAGATTTATGCTAGTGTTATGAAAGCTACTAACGAAAGTGTTGATGTTGAAGAAGAAGCAGAGAAGCCAGTTCAGGAAGACGTAAATGTCGACCACATTGACTACTCTGAAGATTTGGAATCATTAGTGGCTGAAGAAGCTACACTGTCTGATGGTTTTCAAGCTAAGGCCGGAATCATCTTTGAAGCTGCTTTAAAAACTAAAGTAGGTGCAGAGATTGAAAGACTCGAGTCTGAGTACGTCGCAAACCTTGAAGAAGAAGTATCTGAAATCAAGTCTGAGCTCGTAGAAAAGGTAGATTCCTATCTTAACTATGTAGTTTCTAACTGGATGACAGACAACGAAGTTGCAGTAACCAACGGTCTTAGGACTGAAATTGCTGAAGACTTTATGGCTTCTTTACAATCAGTGTTCAAAGAGCACTATATCGAGGTTCCAGAAGGTAAGGTTGACCTAATTGACGAATTGTCAGGACAGGTTGCTGAGCTAGAGGAATCACTAAATAAATCAACGGAAGATAACATCGCGCTAACTGAGTCTGTTTCTAATTTAGAAAGAGCTGAGATTGTAAGAAATGCATCTTCTGGGCTAGCATTGACTGAAGCTGAAAAGCTTGCATCTTTGGTAGAAGATATTGATTTTGACGACGCAGAATCTTTCGAAATGAAAGTGAATGTAGTTAAAGAATCATACTTCAGATCTGAAGCTCAAGAATCAGTAGATGAAGCTCAACAATTGGTTGGTACTGATGAGGCTCCTGCTGATATCAGTGATGTTATGGCTAGATACACTTCAGCTATTTCAAAATTTAACAAATAGTCTAATAGGGGAAACAAAAAATGTTTAACGCAGACAAAAACTTAATGGAAAAGTGGGCTCCGGTTCTTGGGCACTCAGATGTTCCATCAATTCAAGACAGTCATAAAGCAGCAGTTACTGCTCGACTGTTAGAGAACCAAGAAATTGCAGCTAGAGAAGAAGCTCAAGCTGTACAAGGTAACTTCATCGGTGAAGCAGCTGGTAACGTAGTAGGTGCTGGTATGGGTGCTACTGCTGGTGCGATCAAAG